GGGGAGACATTATTCTCGCGTAAAGTCTTCATAGTTTACCACATTAGATTGAGTTGTACATTCCATACCGATTGCCGCATATCCAGCGATGTCGAGCCAATTATCATCTTTCGGCTGGTTTGAATTGCGAATAAGTTTAAGCGCAATCATCATGTTTGCCACGTTTGCCGGGCTAACAGGCCACCCCAGAATGATCGTCCACATATCCGCAATGTCCTGATGCACCTCAACCGCGCCGCCGTAACTCTCGCCGCGTTCTTTCAAGATGCGTCCAACCTCTTCGATAAATTCTTCTTTTTTCATGATAACCTCTTAAAACGGGATTTCATCGTCAATCATATCCTTCGCTGGTGTCACTGATGTAACAGCCGCACCGGGGCAAGCCTCTTTGATCTTGTTGAGTTGATCTGTCAGTTTTTTCTTTTCAGCCCCGATGAAATTAGCGATCTCTTCTAAACTATACACGACCAGTTCACGATTGTCTCTTGCAACCTTCCCGGCTTCCGCAAATGTCTTAGCAATCGCCAGAACACGTCCATCTGGTAATGGCGTCTCCCAATACTCACCCGTCAACGGCTTCATGCCATCCTCTAAGGCTTTCTTCTCAAGCGCGACATAAGCGCGACACATAACCTGTACCTGATGCTGTACATCCTTCCCGTCATTCGCTTCAATCGCGGCATTTAACTTATCGCGTTGCTGATAGAAGCGATCACGCATTTCAGACGGCACAAGTTCTTGTAAGCGATCAACGCCCCATTTGTTTTCGTATTCGCTCACAACATAATCATGTTTGACCAGCGCATCCTGTATTCGCCGATATTGAAGATCGTTCATTCGCATCTGATCGCGCCCATTAAATTTCGACACAAGACCGCGATCAGGTTTGTTGACGCGTTTACTCATTTTCACCTCCATCAAGTTGCACAACTGGTTGCATATTGCATCCCCTATAGGGTGATGCAACCTGTGCAACCGGGTTGCATTGTGGTTGCATTGGTTGCATTTACCATAAATCCCGTGCAACCTCATCGTCTAAGTCTTTGTTAATCCACACAAACCCATTGTCGATGCCAATGCAACCGCTATCACGCAATCGCTTCCTAGCGTTTGTGCGTGTAGATTTGTGTGTATCAAGCGAATTTAGGCGATGATACTCTTCCCAGACCTCAATTCTGACCTTTTGTTGACCTGCATCGAACAGTGCTTTTCGGAGTGCCTCAAGCGCATCACGGTCACTGCCGACCATCTTTTTGACGGTTTTCTTGTCCGTTATTTTGACGACCGCAGACGTCTCGCCGACCAGCGCAACCTGCTCCAACGCAAACGACATATCATCTATTGGTTCGGCGTCTTTTTGCTTTTCGGTGTGGATCGTAATAACGCTATCAGACGCCTTGATCTGCAAAGACGTGTCACAAGCCCCCAGAAGCGCGTTAGAGCCGCGCATACCACGGCTGGCGTCTTTACCGCTATGGTGGATCGCCAGCACCGCGCATTTGAACATTCGCTTGATGCTGTCGCAAGCCTCAACGAAAATTCCAATTTCTTGACTTGAATTTTCTTCCATCCCCAGCATCGATCTGGCGACTGTGTCGATTACGATGCACTTGATGTCTTTATCGATTGCGCCAATGGTGCGGATAAGTTTCTCGATGTCTTCTTGTTCGCGGAATTGCACCGCCATCGGAATAACCATCATCGGCGCATCGTTATTATCGATGTTATAATGCGTCTGCCACGCTTTAATGCGCTTTCCAAGGCCACCAACGCCCTCTCCAGCGATATATAGCACAACACCCTCATCAACCGTCTTATCGTGCCACGCGCGCCCGTGAGCGATAGACAACGCCATATCAACAGCGATGAACGACTTACCAACGCCCGGCGCGCCATAAAGCACGGTCAGCCCGTATGACGTTATAACGTCATCGATCAGCCATTGCACTGGCGGCATATTCCGCAGGTCGCTGATCGACATAACGGGGAAGGTTTCATTCGGTTGCTTTTGGTTGTCTTCTGCAACCTCTTGCGGTGTTGTGACCACATTGTGACTACGCACTAGGTCTTTGAGTTGTTCGACAGTGCCGCCATTATTGAACCAATCATAAACGTCTTGCTTATCGGATAGCCCGGGCAGATCAACGCGCTTTATTTCTGACGCAATCCCGATCAGGTTGTTGATGACCTGTTTTGCGTGTTTATCGCCAGCATCATCCCGATCAGGAAGAATTACAACCTTGCGATCTTTGAAATGCCAGTTGAGTTCTGGCTTCCAATTACCTGCGCCGCCGTGACTTGTGGTGGCGATACCGCCAAGCGAATTCAGTTTGTCTGCGCATTTTTCACCCTCAACGATAAAAATCGTTTTGTTTGGGTTTAGCATTATCTCTGGCAAATTATACGGCTGTGCCTCAACATCTTTCATGTTGTATATCCAGCCGCCGTTTCCGTCTGGTCTTCGCTGACGGAATGTCTTAGGCGCAAAGCGTTGCACCTGATAGACCAATTCGCCATCCTGATTGTAATAATCATAATCGGCAACGTGGTGACGCACCGTCTTCAGTTTTTCTTGAGTGCGCTTTGGGATGCCGAATTTGCGTTCTAATATGTCTGACACAGATGCCAAACCTGCGCCTTCATGAAAGCGCACCATATCAATGACGCCGCCGCCTTCGGAAAGTTCGTTATCCCACCAAGTGCCTTTTTTCGTATCAACGCTAAGACTGCCATTGTTGCCGTAACGGATTTCATGCCCGTTGCGTTTCTTCGGTCTGCCAGCGTGATAATGATCTGCGACCGCTTCTATATATGCCCCAATATTGTTCATTTTTGTTATCCTCGTTCCTCCATCCCCAGAAAGCGATGGCGATGCCGGGGAGGAGACCGACATCGCCATCTACTGCGACTTAGAACAAGTCGTCTGCTGACTGCACCTCTGGGGCTGGTGCTGGAGCGACAGGTTCAGCCGCAGTATTCCCAGACATGATTTCAGGTCGGTCAATCCAACTTGAAATAATCCATTCAGGGGATTTGAACCGAAGTTCGCCCTGTGGTGTCTGTATTTTTACCACGGAAGTACCCGTCACCTCAACCACAGGCAACTTGCCCGGGTGATTGGTCTTTTCAGCCTCATATTGATTGTGCAATTTATCCATTGCGCCAATCACTGTTTTTGCGCTGTGGCTGAATTCGCGCAACCCCAGTTCTTTCGATGCGACACGCACCCTGAAAGCGTTTTTGAATTCGCCTTCTGGACGTGGGATCATTGGTTGCCCGACCTTAACCATCCGAAAGTCTGGACGACCGCTTTCAAACGAAAGCCACCCAACCTCTAGCGCATCCATATCCATAGCGAATTTGAAGGGTTGAGGGATTTCATGTTCATCCTTAACCCAAGCCCCAGAAGCATCTTGCATCCTATCTTGCCGAATGAAATCCCCAGCCTTCGCGTCATATTTCACAATCGGAAGAATATCGCCGCCTGAAGCGGCATCTGTTGGAAAACCTAAAGCCATAACTATAACTCCTTAACTACTGTTAGGTTTCAAAAAAGGTTCAACATCTTGAACCCGCTTATCGGATATAAAGCGTGAAGGTCGCTTGTGCCGCGATCCTTGCGTGATTTATATCCGATCTCATAATCGGAACACATATCGATAATCCCGATGTTATCTGTCCATTCAACCACCAGCCACACTTTGCGCTTTGTTGCGCGCGCAATATTACTTGCGCCGATGGCCTTGTGAAGGGTGATGATCATACTGTCATAATCTGTCGAAGCGCAAGACCGTGATTTGAATTCAAAGAAACATTTGCACTCGCCATCCTTGAACGCCACAGCATCTAAGACGTAGTTTGATGGCGTCTTCATCATGTCAAAACCGCCATAATCTGCGATGATCTTGCTGACGCGGCTTTCGTTTAAGCGATCTTGCGTGGTTTCATACAGCATCAGCAAGCATCTCTCTCAATACTAACACAAACGTTTCCCAATCTAGGTCGCAAGCATAACGCCAGTCATATTGCTCATTTTTATCAGCCGATGGCGTATAGCAAGACAACCCGACCATCGCTTGAATTGGCAAGCGACATCTGACGGGCAAACGGTCGTATTTCCAAATCAAGCAGGGATAAACGGTCTTTCCGGGCTTGCTGGCATTACGCGCCGCAACGCAAACTTGATCCCACCACGCTGGCTTAGAGTGCGTTCCAGCCGCATACCTCTTCGCCTCGATTATTAGCGGAAAGTCTGGACAGTCTACCGCCTCAAGATCAGCCAAACCTGCCTCGCGGCTTTGGTTTAGGATGCGCGCAAACTTAATGCCCGTCTCCGCAAACAGGTCGTTTGCCAGTTGTCGCTCGAAGGCGTGACCTTTATCGCGTCCACCGCCCGGCCTCACTTGATGCTCCCTGCGATTCGCTGTGCCGCGTCTAGGCGTTCTTCTTCATTCTTAATAAAACGCAATTCATCCAGAATAAGATTGTCCACATAAGACGCCATCGATCTGCGGTTTTCTTCGCAATGTTGCTTGAGCAAATCATACGTCTCAGCGCGCAATCTGACTAATAAAGGTTTAGTTTCCATTTCAATCTCCTTTATCCCGTCATATCAGCGCGATTTCATATGTAAATAGCCAAATCATTTTTTTTAAAAAAACGCTTTTATTTAATATCGAAATGATATATAAAATGTATATCGCAACGTTTTAGAGGAGAAATAGCGATGACTTACACCGATAAAGAAATTCAGGTTTTGAGCATTTTGGCTGACCAGCACGGTTCTGATTGGCAGATTTGTGATGGTTATGATGAAGGCAATGAAGAAATCTTTGGCTATTTTCCGCCACACATTGACACATACTTATTGACGACAGATGGAACGCGCAGATGGGGAACGATCTTCAGCAATTTTGGCCTTGATCCAAAGGTTTATCGCGGCGTTGTTTCAAGCCTTCTTCAGAAGGGTGCGATTGTCGATGATGAATATGAAGCAGATCGCGGTATGCGTATTGTGCCGATGGTTGCCATCGCAATCACCAAAGAAGCATTTAACACAATCAGGGGTGCGGCATAAGCCGCGCCCGAAAGGGAGACACAATCATGACATATTATCAAACTTTTTATTGCACCCCGTATTATCCTAATAAAGAGATGCGGGATTGGATCATCGAAAACGATGTCACAATTCATCTAGTTCGTGATGCTGGTATGTATGGAAATAGGGATGTTTTCTATTCATCGCCAAAATTGACTAACGGTCAGGTTCGTATTGCCAAGGGTTACGACTCTTCCCGTGGCGGCGGCACGACATATTTTCACTTTAACGATCACATCTCTGAAATGGATGCGGCATGAAAAAATATCACCGACCAAACCTGATGACGCCATCGTATGTCATTCTTTACGATCCGAAGATGCGGATCAAAGATGGCGTCACCAGATATGTTTTCGCCACGCAGATCGAAGCCAAGGATTATTGGTTTCGTCTGTCGGGGCGACTGAAGAATGAAGCGCATATTGAAAAGCGCAAATTCACATCAAAAGCCGCAATGATGCGCGACATAAATGAAACATTGGGAGAAACAAAATGAACGATGATTATAGCTATATTGCAATGGTCGATGTGACGATCCGCATCGGCATACCAATCGAACGCCGCACTGATGTTGATGAATTACTCATCGACCACGAATTGCTCCGTGAACACTTAGGCGATGCCGACATTATCTATTATGGCGTGGAGGATGTGATCAATGCTTAACACAGTTATGACAATTCTTTGCTATGTCCTACTGGCTTTATGGGCTGTGTCTTGGACAAACTTTCTTCACCCTACCCTTAACTGGTGGGGTGCTATCCATTACTTTGGAAACCTTTAAGGAGAAACTCAATGGTCGGTAAACTTACACCCGATAACATGATCAGCGCATCGCGCATCCCGGCACTGCTTGGCTTATCACCCTATGCGACACCGAATGAATTGCTTTCGGATGTTCGTGCCATCGATGCCGGAGAACCGCGCCCATCGCGTTTCGATGGCAACGAAGCCACAGAACACGGCGATAATCTTGAGCCGTATATCCTAGAAACCGCTTGCAAACGGCTGGGCATTACCGAATACGACATTTGTCTAAAAG